ATGGAACGCTAGTTGATACCGGAGCTGGCGACTGCCTTCCCATCATGGCTTGGTTTGTCAGATCGTAGCCACCAGCAGCAGCGTTAAATGCGTTACCGTACATGCCTGCGTAGTCAAAGGGCTGTTGATTATACAATGGCTGTCCTGAAATCTGGTTGGCGGTATTTGTTGCCAGTCCAGTCTGAAGGTTAGACATACTGCCGCCCAAGTTAATAGCATTCTGCTGTGCGCGTAGTGCTGCTGCGTTTTGCAGGTTAATCAGATCGGATGCCTGGTTGCCAATTAAGTTTGACTGATTGGTTCCAAGATTCTGCAAGAGAGTAGATTGATTGCCGTACACATCTTGAATCTGGTTGGCAAGCAATTGACCGGCCATGCCTCGCTGCTGCGCTACATCTCGACCAGTGCCGTACTGCAAGTCAGCAATACCCTCACCAGTTCTTTGGCTTAGGTTAGCCAAGTTTAGGCCAGCCTGACCCGCAAAGTTAGCCATGTTGCCACGCTGACCGGCAATGTTAGCCATCGTGTTCAGGGTTATGTCGCCCAATGCACCGCCTCGCTGAGTCTGCAAGCCTGAGACCCCTTGAGCCTGCGTCCCGCGCTGTGCAGCAATGTTTTGAGCTGTGTTCATGCCTATGTCGCCCAAAGCCCCAGCCCTGCCTGTAGCAAGCCCTGAGAGCGCCTGAGAGCCTTGCATACCCATGCCAGACAAGCCGCTGAGATTAGATATCTGCTGCTGCAAGCCCTGAGATGCCAGGCCCTGACCAAAGCGTTGCAATTCTCGCTGTACGTTGCCGCCACCCAGCCCACCAGTGGCCGCAGCACCAGCAAGGTTTCCTCTCATACCCTGTTCAAACAGGAACTGCTCGTAGGGTGATTGCTGTCTTGCTGTGTTGAAAGCGTCCTGACCCAAAGCACCTGACAACGCGAGTTGCTGCTGAAATGCTTGTGCGCCACCCTGCTGGAAGGGTTGAAAGTATCCTCTAGCCTCATCAAAGCCGGTGTTCACTTGTTGAGCCGCTTGATCTGCCGCTGCTCTCAAGTCATCAATGTTAATTCCGTATAGACGGTTCAGAGTTTCAATGCCCTGATCAAAGCCTGTACCAACCTGTTGACCAGCCAGAGTTCCAGCTTGCTGAAAGCCTTCAATGTTCTGGCCGAGCATTTGATTGATGTTCTGCATGGCAGCGTTGATGTCGCCGCGTGATGTCGTTTCTGCGCCTTGCAGTGTTGCCGTTGCATCTCTCAAACCCTGTCCAGCAGCCTCCTCAAAGCCAATCAAGCCGGTGGGAGTCTGTTCTACCTGCTGATCACGAAATCGTCTGGTTACTTCGCTCAAGGGTATACCCAGAGCCTGTCCGACCTGCTGTGGCGTTACGCCAAACGCCTGCATGTTTGCATAGACTTCAGCGTCAGTAGCATTAGGGTTGTTTTGAAAGTAAGCCTGCAACTGCTCCTGCGTAACCTGACCACGCTGCGCTGTGTTAACAAGTTGATCTCTAAATCGGCGCATTGAGTCGCCAGAATCAAGACCCATTGTTTGGATTACTTGATCAGGCGATAGGTTGTTCTGTTGCATGTACTGGAATATTTGTTGATCAGTTGCGTTAGGGTTGCCCTGAAAGAATTCCTGAACCTGCTGCTGCTTGGCCTGCGGCGAGGTCTGCGCTGCAAACTCAGCCTGCACTTGCTGCGGAGTAAACCCTGTTAATCGAGCAACCTGTCCAACAGGCACATTGTTTTGCTCCATAAACCGAGCAATGGCACGATGAGCCTCAAACCCTGCGCCACCAAACTGTGCGTAAGCTGTGTTGATTGCATCCTGAACTTGTTGGTCGGTCATAGCCATAATGCTTACTCTTAAATTGTTTGCTTAATAGATCAGGGCATCTCGTAACGCGATCTTTCAAATTGCATTGTAGGCCGCTGCTCGTACATTGCCTGTTGCATGTATTCTTCTTCAGTCATTGGCCTGTTATTAATTGGCTGATTCATCGGCTGATTCATAGGCTGATTCATGCCCATTCCTCTGCGTCCCATACCGCCGCCCATACCGCCTTGACGCATAGGTCGCTGCTGGAACTGTTGAGCCGTTGGGTTCATCAGACCTTCAAGTGCTGTTTGGTTAATCGGTAGTGATCTGGCCTGCATTGGTGCTGGCATTCTGCCACCTAGTATCGCAGCCCTCATTGCTGGTAGTGAAGCAAGGTTAGCTTCCTGTGCTGCAAGGTTGCCGCCCTCATAAGCCTGCATCTGCGGCATGAAGACATCACGGCGCATCATCATGGCTCGTTCTAGAGCCTCCTGATTAATACGATTAGCCTGACCAAAGCCACGCCGTTCGCTTTGCATTGCCTGTTCGTAGCCAGGTTGCAGGTTCACCAATGCGCGTTGCGTCTGAGCATCAGCTCGCTCATTAGCTTGCGTTGTGGCGCGTCTTTGTTCCTTGCGGTTGCGCTTTGCACCATACAGGCTAGAGCCTGCACCTATTGCTGCGCCCACAATTGCTGCTTCTATGCCCATATCCACCTCTGTTTAACTTTACGGAATTTAAGTGACTCAAGCATCCTGACCAGCCCAACTCTATCATCTGGCGCTTTAGTCCACACTTGTGTGTAGCCAAGCCTTTTAAACCACTGTAAGCCGCTTTCTAGGGTTTCTCTTACGCCTGCCCTGTCACGGTACTTACATGCTATGTGAACCTCTACAGACTGTTTGCGGGTCTTTGCCAGCACCAGTAGTCGCTCATCCATCACCAGCATTATAAAACTTTCTTTAACGTTGACCGGATAGTCGGATAACCATTTAACAACAGACGGGTCTTGAAGATACTCAAGAGCCTCATCCTCGCTGCATGTTCTTACACTAATATCCATCCCTGTGTCCTGTCACCGCCGATCTCAGATAACATCTTACGATACTCAATTGCTCCAGCAGTGCCGGTCGAATCAATGTACAGTTGGAACTGTCTGGCATCTACCACGCCCTCTGGCGATCCTGTTCCTACAATAGGAATACTCAATGATGCTTCCAGTGTCCAAGTCCTAAACGCCTGAGCCATTTTACCAGAGTCATCAACAATAGGTTGACCGGCATTTAATAAAGGTGACTTCATTTCGTGCCGCCGATAATCTCTGCGTTAAGCTGTAGGATTACGGGTTTAACAGCGTCAGTCAAAGTGAACCTGAATATCTCAAAGCGTGACACCCTGCCGCATCTTCGCCATATTGCTCTTCGATTAAACTCGCCCACCTTGCCAATTGAACGTGTGCGTGTATCAGCCCATGTCTTGCCGTCTCTGCTTCGCTCTAGTGTGATCACAGGGTCTTCTACAGCATCATTTCCGACACCAGACTCAACTGTTAACTCTAGGGAAGGAACAAAGATTGACTTCAAGTTGTTTTGAAAGGGCTGGGTTGCTACTCGTCTGATCAGCGTGAAGCCGTACTCAGTGTAAACCAGTGGATCAATGCGACCGATCTTGCCGTCAACAAAGTCGCCACACAGAATCTGATTGTACGCCTTGCAGATGGCAGTGACTCGGCATCGACTCAGCTCACCCTCTAACAGTGATCGTCTCTCATGCCAACGCTTGGAAGTGATATCAAAGACCAGCGTTGTTGTTGGCAGAGTGAACCCGATAAAATACGCGCCATTTTGTGAGTACGCCCACGCATAGATTGATTCAAGCTGTGCCTGAGTTAACTTCTGCAACAGGTTGTCTATTGGCGTACTGCTAATTTTTGCTGAATCATTGCCCGACAGCGCCCAGATTGATGGCCCTTCGTTCTCACCGCCACCAACCCAGACAAATGTATCCTGAGCGTTAATTAGAGAGTAGGGCGCATAAACACCCTTTTGCAGATACAAACCAGTTCGTTGAAAAGGAAAATCTGTTCCTCCCACGTTCTGGAAAGCCTCAAAGGTTTGTGATCCACTGATGAACAACTGGTTCTTAAATACAATGGGTGCAACCGTTACATCTGGATCGGACTCAGCCGTACCAAAATCCAGAGCGTTATAACTCAAGCCGTCATTAGGTGCAGAGCAGATAAACTTCTTCGTGTCAGTTGTACAAACAAAGTAGGAGTCAACAAAGACCACAAACTGCGGGTTACCGTTAGCATCGAAATCAGTGTCTGTAATCTGAGCAAACACATCGGTAACATGGTTATAGATATAGCCGTCACCGCCTGGCACTAACACCATCAACTGTGTGCCGTTGTCAGCCATCGATACTCGTTTAGTACCAGATACCGTCCCCAGACTTACCAGGCTGTAGCTCGCAACACCTGCAACAACTGTTTCGACAATCTTGTAAAGCACATTGCCGTTGACAGCATAGGGGATGTTTGCCATCTCATGCATACCACGGTTCTGGTTATTGATCTCACCAGAGGATACCAACTCAACCAGCCCTGGTGTGCCAAACAGGTTCTCAGGGCTGAGTGCAGGAGCCTCGCTGATGTTTGGATACCAGTTCAAGCACTCTTGTGCGCTCAGTGGCAATGATGGGCTAGTGTAGAACCCATTGGTGATGGGTAGGGCTGGCATTAGAGAACACTCAACTGTAC